CTTTATTTGTTTTAGCGATATTAATCATTGCTTGTTTTATTTCTTTTTTTAACATTTCTCTACACTCCTTTTTTTATTTTTATAAAAAAAATTAACTTAACATCCACAATATTTATCTTGCAAAGCAGTTATTTTTTCGTTGAAATCACCTTCTATTAATTACATCAACCTGTTATATGATGGTTAATGTAACTAATTCAGGGCTTTAAAACCCTGAATTTATTGCATTTTTAATTTAATGTTGATTTTCTTGCATTTAATATTATTCTATCTTCTATTGTATAAGGAAAAATATTTACCTCATTTTTAATATTTAATTTATATTCTTCAAAATATGATGTTAAGCCATATTCAATAGTCGCTGTTATTTCTCCAGTTTCATTATTTACCATACCTTCACATATGCCCTTATTACTTGCTAATTTTGAGCTTGTGTCAAATTTAAAAAACTATACTTTTTCATTTAATACACTTCCTTTTTTATATTTTCAATCCTTCAAATAGATATTACAAGCTGTTATACTTATAATATCTATTTCAGGGATTGAATCCCTGTTATACTAATGTTGGATTGTCTTGTAAAAATTCACTGATTTCAATTATCCCATTCCATATATCTTCAAGTATCAACTTTCCGTCTTCTCTAATACAAATACAAGCTGCATCTTCTCCATATGTTTCATGCTCCAGCAAATAATATTTATTTCCCGATACTGTTATTTCGTCTATTACATACCATGTTCCTTTATGTCCATTTACTTTTATTCCTTCTTTTTTCATTTTTTAAAAACCTCCTAATATTATAGAATAAAAATCCTATTTTATGCTTATTATCTTATGTAAAATTTATTTTTGTCTAAAAGCTGTATAAACATTGCTGTTATACAACTTTTAACATTTTATGTATTTATAAAGCATATACTTAATAACGTACCAGTATATGCTTTTTTTAAAAATATATAGTTATTTAAGTTATATTTCTTTGTAAAATAAAAAATATCCCTAATAACATACTACTATAAAAAATAGTACGCCACCATGGACAAAATACTATCGAATTTAAAAATAATAATAAAAAAATGGCTGCAATGATATTTCTATCACTACAGCCACCAGGGTCTGTTTTTTTTAAAACTGTTCAGCGTCTTTTTTCTGACGTTGAAGCTCTAAGTTAATATATTTCCGATTTGCAAAAAATGGTTTTTGCAAATCGGAAATAGAAAGTTCATAACTGGATTCCCAATTTGCAATATTTTCTAATATCGAGAATCCATTTTCTTTTTTTGTAATACGGATAGAACCAGTTCCGTTCCATCTGCTGACTGGAAATTGAAAGAGGTATTCTTCCTTTTTTGTATAATCATTTTGAAAAGCATCAGCATACCTTTCAAAATTTTCTATGAAAAATTGAGTGTCCTTTTTTGTTTTAATCTTGTTAATTTTATTCATTATTATATTTTCCATAAACAACCTCCAACTTCCACGACTTGCCGCCAAGGGTCAAGCTGTTACGTGGATTTTTTGTAAAAGATTATTTTTTTTATAACCTCGTTAAAATGCTATAGCTTTTTATCTGTTATAGCACTTTAAGCAGGTTATAGCCCTGCTTTTGATTGCGGTTAATCTCTGTAAAATGCTTGTGCCATGGCAAGCACTTGAAAAAATTCAGCGGGATTATTTTGGAGACTGTATTCCCCCTCTCCGACATCCCATAGGGACGTCTTGCAATCATATCCCAGTTTTTGTGCCTTCCTTATAATTGCGGGCACAACCGCAAATTCTCTGCGGGTATTGATTGGGTAGTACCAACCATCCCAGTTGGATCCTTTCATTCCAAACTCTTCATCCCAAAGGCGAAATATAGCGAAATATTCCTCCTTTGTAAACTCTTCTGGTGGGCAAACGTGTAAAAAAAATCGTGCATTGCAGTTTGCTCCTCCTCTAATATTACCATAATTTTTAACTTCTAAATTTTCTTTCATTTTTATCTCCTTTATAGCGACCTACCACCATGGGTTAGGCTGTTATGCTATTTTCGAGTCCTCCATTTTTGCCTTTAAGGATAAGACATAACCATTAAATTTTTATTGAGCTTTGCAGCTCTCTTATAAGAATTATATTTTTATTTTATAATTCTTATAGCAGAGTTGCAACCCTGCTTTTATTAGAGATTTATTACAATTACATTTTCTTTTAAGTTTCGTCCACCCATGCTGTCGCTTGAGTAGCTTATATAAGTATTATTATCTTCTGTAATTACTATATTATTGTGTATGCTCCCATAATTTTTAAACTGGTTTATTATTTCGTCTGTTATGGTTTCAAAATTGATTATTTTTTTATCTTTTAAAATGTTTATAATTCTTACTACATCATTTTTATTATATTTTACCATATCTGTTATTATTGTTTTTCTTTTTACTAAAAAGATATAACTTTTTTTATATTCATTTTATCCCTCCAATATTTTTATATTTTATTTTAAGTTAAAAACCTTATTTTATGCTTATTACTTTTATGTCAATATCCTCTTTAACTTCTTTTTTTATAAAGATATTTTTAATTTTGTTAAGTAATTTTTTTATCATTTTATCACCTCTAAAAAATTATTTTTAATCCTCTTGTTTAATTTTATTTTTATTATTATCCATTTCATACCTCCACTTTTTATACCGTCGGCAAGAACACTCATGACTTTAGTCATGAGATGAATTGCCGACATAATTCTTAAGTATAGTAATAATTAAGTTATTAAAACTCCTATTATCTTTTTTAGCAAGTTCTTCTAGTTGTTTTTTGAGTTCTTTAGGTATGGTAATTAATGTCCTGGTGTTGTCTTTTGAAATACTCATATTATCACCTCGAATATATTATACCATAATAACAAACACTTGACAAGGGGATAACATCATGATATTATATAATTATAAGGAGGTGATAATGTGAAAGTAAGTACAGGAAGAATTTCGATATAAAGAAAATGTTAAATTAATAAAAATATAATAAATATACATAATTTAAGGAGGAATTTATTAATGGCAAAATTAATTAATAAGTGGATTCATGGAGATTGTTTAAAGGAATTACCAAAGTTAGCAAATGAAAGCGTGGATTGTGTAATTACATCACCTCCATATCATAATTTAAGGGTATATTCTAATGACCCTGCTGACTTATCAAATTGTGAAAGTTATGAAGAATACTATTATCTTTTAGGCTTAGTAGTTGAAGAATGTTATAGAGTATTAAAGCCAGGTGGGAAATTTATAATTCAGTTCGAGGATTATAATTATACTTTAGGTAGAGATGGTAAGAGAGGAAAGGAAAATATTGTTGGCGGAATTAATGATATATTTTTAGAAAAAGGATTTTCATTATGGACTGAAGCTATATGGAGAAAATATACTGCACAGAGAGCAATGCTTGCAGACGGAGCTTTATGGTTTAGAAATTTAAAAAACAAAGATACACAGTTGGCTGCAAATTGGGGTTATGTATATGTATATAGAAAAGCAGGGGAAACAGAAAAGGCAGTAGGAAGCGATATTACGCTTAATGATTGGGCAGAATGGGCAGACGGAGTATGGAATATTTCTAATTCAGGTATAGGTCATACAACACCTTTTGCTGAAGAATTAGTAAGAAGATGTATAAAGTTATGGACATATCCTAATGATGTTGTTTTAGACCCATTTGCAGGTGGTGGAACTGTAAATTATGTTGCACTACAAAACAATAGAAATGCAATAGGAATTGAATTAAGAGAAGATTTTTATAATCTTGCAATAGAAAAGAGATTTAGTAAGTTATCAGATGATGATTTTGAATTAAAAGATACCACTGAAAAAATGACAGAGAGATTTTTAAATGAAAAAGCAAAAGCCGAAGAAATTAAAAACGAAAAGGCACAAAAAGCAGAAGAAAAAAAGGAATTAAACAACAAAAAGAAGGATTTACGAGCAGAGATTAAGCAAATGGAATTACAGTTACAAGCATTGGGTATGAAGAAGTCTGAAATTACAAAAATAAAGCAGGTTAGTTTTAATGATTAAACTATTCATACCAAGAGAAAAAATAACATGCATAAGGGCTATTGAAGGTAGGAAGTTTAAGGATGGATTTTGGTATTTTCCAGAATCCTCTCTTCCTAAACTTCAAGAATTAGGTTTAATTGAATCTGATTATAAACCAATAAAAAAGCAATATAAGCAATTCGATTTATCTTCACACCTTAGAAAATATCAAAAAGAAATGGTTAATAATGCTTTAAATGAAAATTGCTATGGTATATTCTCTGATACAGGCACAGGTAAAACTCTAATGGGAATTGAAATATCAGACCACTATAATAAAACATTAGTAGTATGTCCTTTATCTATAATTGAAAGTGCATGGATTGAAGATTGTAATAAATTTTATCCTAATAAAAAAATAATATCTTTATGGAATACAGATAAAAAGAAAAGAATTGAGGCATTAAAACAAGATGCAGATATATATGCAATCAATTATGAAGGATTAAAAATAATATATAATGAAATATTAAAGAAAAAGTTCGATTGCATAATTGTTGACGAAAGTAGTAAAATGAAAAATCATACAAGCCAAATAAGTCAAACATTATTAAAATTAGCAGAATATATTCCTCATAGATTTGTTTTGAGTGGATGTCCTACGCCGAACCACAATAGTGAAATATTTGCACAAATGAAATTTGTTAATCCTGAAATTTTTGGTAACAATTATTATGGATTTTTAGCAAGATATTTTCATCAAGACATGAAAAACCCTCATAGATGGTATCAAACAGATGAAGACAAAGAAAGGTTTTTTAGTAGGCTAGGAGCACAAAGTAAATTTTTAAAAAAAGAAGATTGCGTTGATTTGCCCGAAAAAGTATTCATTAGAAGGCAATTTGAATTAGGTGAAGAACAAAGGAAAATTTATGACAATATGCTACAAGATATAAGAGATAATATCAATACATGGTCAAAATTTGAATTTACAGCTAAATTGATGAAGTTAAGAGAGATATTATCTGGATTTGTAATAGATAAAGAACAAAATATAATAGATTTTGAAACATCAAAAGATGATGAATTACAAAATGTAATTGACGAAATAGGAGATAAACCAATTATAGTATGGTGTCAATTTATACATGAAATTGAAAGACTTGCAGAAAAATTCAATGGAGTTGGGTTAACCTCAAAGACTGCGAATAGAGAGCAGATAATTGATGATTTTAAGAACAATAAGATAAAATTATTATTTGCACATCCTAAATTATTAGGAATGGGACTTACATTTACAAATTGCAACTATAATATATATTACTCATTATCATTCAGTTATGAAGAATTTAAGCAATCACAAGATAGAATACACAGAATAGGGCAAGTGAATAAATGTACATACATAATATTACAAGGGAAGAATAGTATTGATGAAAAAATATACAAATGCTTACAAAATAAAAAGAATGTTGTTGATGAATTGTATTTAAGTTTAGGTCTAAATAGTCAATGAAAATTGAATATTATGGTGAAAGGAGAGCAATTATGAGAATAAAAATATATCCAACTTCTATTATGAAAAATGCATATTTCCCAATATTAGAAAGTTATAACCTCGAAATAATAGAAAATACTAAATTTGATACTGATTATTATATCACTATAAATAATCTAGAAGATATAATGAATATATTTAAAGAAATCAGAAAAATAGATAATAGTGAATTAATTATTACAGATTTCACTGGTAATATTGAACTGGAAATTTATAATGCATGGAGGGAATAAAATAAAACATTTGTTGAAAGTAAAATATAATAATTAGAGAGGATGATAATTATAGAGATAAAAACAATATTAAAAACTAAAAATGGCGAATTAAAGCAAGGCAACAATATTGATGTTTTAAGACAAATAGAAAATAATTCAATTGATAGTTGTATCAGTGATTTTCCTTATGATTTAAAATTTATGGGACGTAAATGGGATAATACAGGTGATTTCTATAATTGGTGTTATGAAAGAGCAAAGCCTTTATATAGAGTAATGAAGGCAGGAGGTTATGTATTAATATTTGGTCATCCTAAGACTAATCACAGAATGAAATGTGCTTTTGAGGATGCAGGGTTTCAAATAGTAGAAGAAATAGACTGGATATATGGTAGTGGATTTCCCAAAAATCAAGATATAAGTAAATTATTTGATAAGAAAGCAGGAGTTAAGAGAATTGATAAGGATATACCTGTAACAAATTTGGCAAAACAGTGGAATGGATGGAAAACAAGTGGTTTAAAACCTGCTAAAGAAATAATTACGGTGTTTCAAAAGCCATTAGAAGGTACATATTGTGATAATATTGAAAAATGGAATTGTGGGGCTATGAATATTGATGCTTGTAGAATTGGTATAAATGAAATAAAAACAAATGGTGTAAGAAATGGTGATGGTATTTCATTGGGATGGTCAAATTATAAAAGTAAAAAAGATTATGAAGGTGATACTCATATTGGTAGATTCCCTGCAAATATAATATTAGATGATGTTATGGGAAAAATATTAGATGAACAAAGTGGAATTAGTAAGTCTACAAATAATATAAGACATAATAAACAAAGCATATATGCAGAATCTAATACTAGAAAGTATGGGAAATATAACGATTGTGATAGTTGTGGATTTTCAGACGAAGGTGGGGCATCAAGGTATTTCTTAAGTGTTAATTTTGAAGAAGAAGACTTTGTTCCATTTTATTATTGTTCTAAACCTACTAAAAAAGAAAAGGGTACTGACAATAAGCACGTTACAGTAAAGCCTAAAAAATTAATTAAATGGCTTATAAAGTTAGTTACACCTAAAGATGGATATACAATTGATGTTACAGCAGGGAGTGGAACACACGCCGTTGCTGTAGAAGAATTAAATAAAGAAGAAGGATATAATTTAAAATGGTTAGATATTGAATTATTGAATACTGAAAAAGAACCTTATTGTGATATTGCTAAAAAAAGAATTGAAAATGTTATAAACAATTAATATATATAAAATATAATAAAAAGAAAGGGTGATATAAATTATTAAATCATATTTGCTAAAACTAACCCCTACAACCCTTATATATCAATACTTTCAGAGGTCAAAAATACCATGAAATGTTGCTTTTATTCAAACAAATATTTTTTTACTAATTTTATAAAATAAAAATATAAAAATATAAAAAATAGGAGGATAAGTTGATAATACATAGAGTATGGGCAATGCCTAATAAAAATACTTTTTCAATTAAACCTATTAAAGAATTAATTGAAAAATATAACACAGGCGGAACAATTATAGATGCTTTTGCTAATAATAGCAAGATAGCAACAATTACGAATGATTTAGACACTCAATATAATACAGACTACCATATGGATGCATTAGATTTTTTTAAAATATTTGAAGATAAATCGGTTGATATGGTATTATACGACCCACCATATTCCCCAAGGCAAGTATCAGAATGTTATAAGAATCTTGGTAAAACAGTCAATATGCAAACAACTCAAGCGAGTTATTGGAGTAATCACAAAAAAGAAATAGGGAGAATCGTTAAAACTGGTGGTATAGTAATTACCTGTGGTTGGAATAGTGGTGGGATTGGAGAAAAATACGGTTTCAAAATTATTGAAGTTTTATTAGTACCTCATGGTGGGTGGCATAATGATACTATTGTTACAGTTGAAAAGAAACAGTAATACATGTAAAATGTGAAAATTATGTTTAAATTCAGATTTTTATCTACATTATGTATGGCACAATAACTTTTTATAGCATATTTATCAATTTCACAGAAATTTACTAACTCATAAGGAATATTTTGTCTACTTAATGCTTTTTCAAAAGCTCCTATACCACTAAATAATGATAATACTCTTAATTTTTCTATACTAACCGCTCCTTTTTTATTATATTTGCATTTTAACACTAATAATTTAAGATAAAAATCTGAATTTAGGTGATATAAGCAAAGTTGATATAGAAAAGTTAGAAGATTTTGATTTGATGACGTGGGGTTTTTGTTGTCAAGATATTTCAATAGCAGGAAAACAAAAAGGATTTATTGATGCAAATGGTAGTGAACTACCACGAGCCTAAAGGCATCGTGGCTTCTAGGAGCCTAAGTTCACCAGACTAAGTATAGAGAAATCTATACTACGATTATTAACTCATGACACCTACACGGTTGACGCAACAGACCGTTGCTCTGTCGCTTGTGTTTAAGTAGAACTGAGGTAAAGTTCGGTGATGCAAGTGTAAAAAGGTAATAATCATTGTCGAGTTGATGACGGACACCCCATATGGTAATAGTATGGAGTTACGCATAACCTACTGTAAAGTAGAGTATTTTCAAGGAGTTGATACTTTGGTTTATGTAATTTCTATTGATGGAAAACCATTAATGCCTTGTAAGCCAGTAATTGCAAGATTATTGCTAAAACAGCATAAGGCAAAAGTAATTAAAAAATATCCTTTTACAATTAAATTATTGTACAAAACTAAAACAGAATATACACAACCATTAACATTGGGGATTGATACAGGAAGCAGCAAAATTGGCAGTGCTGTAGTAGATGAAAATAATAACGTTTTGTATCTATCACAGGTTGAAGTTAGAAATGATATAACCGATAAAATGAAACAACGTGCTAAATATAGAAGAAATAGGCGTAATCGCAAAACAAGATATAGGAAAGCAAGATGGCTAAATCGTAAGAACAGTATTAAAGAAGACAGATTTTCTCCTACAATAGTAAGTAAAATTAATAGCCATTTGAAGGAAATTAATTTTGTAAAATCAATACTGCCAATACAAAATGTAATACTTGAAACAGCAACTTTTGATCCCTATGCTTTAAAGAATCCAGCAGTATTGCATAATAAGTGGTTGTATCAGAAAGGTGTAAACTATGGGTTTGCTAATACAAGAGCGTATGTACTTGGTAGAGATAATTACACTTGTCAATACTGTAATGGTAAATCTAAGGATAGCAAACTTGAAATACATCATATAATATTTAGAAGTCAAGGTGGAAGTGATGAATCTAAAAATTTAATTACACTATGCAAAACTTGTCATGGTAAGCTGCATAATGGGAAGATTAATTTAAAGAAGAATGGCAAGGTTAAAGGGCAATTAAAACACGCAACTCAGATGAATAGTATAAGACAGCAATTATTAAGACTATTGCCTGAAGCAGCAGAAACATTTGGATTTATAACTAAAGAACACAGACAATTAATGAAGTTGCCGAAGGAGCATTATTATGATGCAGTTGCAATTGCATGTTTAAACAATATAGGAAATACAGGTTTAATAGGAGTGAACTTTAAGACAAAGAATATATTGTTTAAAAGATGTATCGCAGATGGTGATTTTCAGCAAACAAAAAGGAGTTAGAAGTGAGAAAAGAATAACTACTGGTAAAATCCAGGGTTTTAGAAAGTTTGATAAGGTAGAATATCAAGGTAAAGAATATTTTATCAAAGGCAGAATGTCTACTGGCTATGCTATTTTAATGGATATAGAAGGTAATAAGATTAATCTAAAACCTATACCTAAATTTGAGAAAATGAAAAGGATGCAGGCTAGAAAATCATGGATTATATCTCAAGAAACCATTCAAAATATTTGCTGATGTGTCATTTAATATTTGTTTGTAAATATAGGAAGAAGTTATTGGTAATATTTGAGAAAGAAATTAAGCAAATATTTCTAGACATAGCCAAAGAAAATGGCTTTGGTATTATTGAAATGGAAGCGGACAAAGACCATATTCATTTATTAATTGAGTATAATCCAAATCAGTCTATATTGGAGATAGTGAGATTATTAAAACAGATATCCACCTATAGAATATGGCGAGAAAATGGCAACGATAATTATTTAAGTAGAGAATTTTGGAAAGAAAAAACGTTTTGGAGTGATGGATATTTTGCTTGTAGTATAGGAAATGTGAGCAGAGAAGCTATAGAAAAGTACATTCAAGAGCAGGGATAAGCCTTCATCCACTACCCTAAAGGGATAGTGGTTTTCGGCTAAGACTTTATAAATCCTAAATATCAAGATAGGTTTCAGTTTTTCGGTTATGAAGAAGATTATGAAAAGTATAAAAAAGCACTGGCTAAATAGCTGGTGTTTTTTATTTGAAGGGGGTGGTTATGTACTATGGCTAAATCAAATTTCATAGTACGGTGACGTGGTGGTGCAGATTTTTCAGGTATAAAAAAAGAAATGGATAAGACCCAAAAACAATTTAAAGGTTTCCAAGCATCTTTTAGCAGTGGCTTAAAGACAATAGGTAAAATAACAGGGATAACATTAGGTGCAAAAGCAATTGTAGATTTTGGAAAGGCGGCAATAAAAGCTTCATCTGACCTAGAAGAAATACAAAACGTAACCAATACTGTATTTGGTAATATGGCCAAAGATGTAGATAATTTTTCTAAAAACCTAATAGAAAGTTATGGTATTGGTGAATTAAGTGCAAAGAAATATACATCCTACATGGGAGCAATGCTTAAATCTTCTGGTATATCAGGAAAAGCAGTTAAAGAAATGTCTGAGAATTTAACACTTCTTACTGCTGACATGGCATCCTTTTACAATCTTGGAACCGACGAAATGTTTCAAAAGCTTATGTCTGGTATGACTGGTGCAACAATGCCTTTGAAACAATTAGGTATAAATATGAATGTAGCTAATCTTGAAGCATTTGCATTAAGTCAAGGTATTAGGAAGAGTTGGCAAGAAATGAGCCAGGCTGAGCAGGTAATGTTAAGGTATAACTATCTTATGGCAGTTACAGGAGATGCTCAAGGGGATTTTGCTAGAAATAACGATACCTGGGCAAATAGTGTAAAAATATTGAAAGAAAAATGGCAGGAGTTCTTAGGAATTGCAGGTAAAGGATTACAAGAAATATTATTGCCAGTTGTTAAATTCCTAACAAAAGTCTTAGATTTATTAATAAAAATATCTACAGCAGTTGAAAAAGTATTTGCAATGATAACTGGCAAGAAGGTAGATGTAGAGCCAAAACAAGTTGGAGCAGTGCAAGACTATACCGATACAATTGGAGATATGGAAGGGATCTCTAAAGATGCAGCTAAAGGCCAAAAGGATTTAGGCAAAGGGATTAAGGATGCTGCCAAAGCTGCTAAAGGTGCATTAGCTCCATTTGATGAACTAAATATATTGCAACAAAGTTTAGCTGATGCTGGAGCAGGCGGAGGATTAGGTAGTGGCTCTTCTAATGGATTGAATCTTAACAATGATTTTAAAGTAAAACCAGTAGATGATACAGGTGGATTTAAAAAAGCCAAAGATGAAGGAAACAAATTTTTTGTGTGGTTTGGCGATAAGTGGAATAGGCTTAAAGAATTAGTTGCTATCCCAATAACGGTAGCTGCACCAGTATTCCCGATTATACCAAGTCCTGTGTACAATCCCAATTGGGGTTTAGATGTACCACCAATCCCAGTACCTTTGTTTCCTCCTATACCAGTCCCGGTATATAACCCTGTGTGGAATTTAGTTCCTCCACCAGTACCAGCGGTTGACTATAGCCAATATGCAAACTCACTTGAAGCAATGAAGATTAAAACAGCTGAAATATTTGAAGGAATAAAGGTTAATACAGAAAATGCAGTTGATGCCATAAAAGTATCAGTGGTATCTAATTACGAAAAAATGAAACAAGGTGCATTGGAGCATACAGAAAAGTTGAGACAAGGTCAAGCCGAGCTATGGGGTCAAATTAAAGCCGAAACCGCAACCGCAATAGGTGAAATTAATATGGGGCTTAGTGCCGCTTGGAGTGCAATAGAGGCTAACTATGGAGTACACAAAGCAATTGTTACTGCGCTTACGACAGGCTTACTGCTTGGGTTAGAAACAAATGTTACAGCTGCAATGGAAAGAATGAATGTAAATATTAGCACGGCTTTTGAAACAATAGAAACTAATTATGGAATACACAAAGAAAATGTAGCTGTTCTTGCAACAGGTATTGCTACAGTATTAGTAACTAATATAAATAAAGGTTTATCTACTATGGGGGCAAATACAAATAAGACTATAGAAACAGTACAAAATAACCTTCAAATCTTCGGAAGAAATGTAGGAGCAATTGCGGGAGAAGCAGCTAGAGTATTTTCTACTAACTTCAGCGAGGGATTTAAAACTACATCACAAAATGTTGTGTCTTTTGCTAATGCAGCAGGGCAGAATATAAAATCATTTGGTGAAAATATGCTGAGGGTGAGTGCAGAAACTGCAAGAGGATTTGTGGATAATATGGTGAGTGGATTTGCTACAGTATGGAGCAACTTTATAAACCTTATGAGTAGTTTAGGGAAGAAAATAGGCGGTTGGTTTAGTGCCAATAAAAAAGTAATTGCAACTACAGCGATTGCAGTACCAGCAACTATAGCAGCAATTCATTTTGCACCTATGGCTTTACCAGCTATAACAAAGTTTGTAGGGGGGGCACTTGGCGGATTAGCAGCGGTACCAGCCTTCGCCAAAGGCGGTATCACAGATGGTCCTATGTTGGCAATGGTTGGAGATAATCCAGGCGGTAAAGAAGTAGTATCGCCCTTGGAAACACTTCAAGATATGCTGGTTTCTGCAGTTGGCACCGCAATAATGGAAACTAATCAATTTGGCGGAAATAATAATCAACCAATAATAGTAAAAACATATTTAGATAGCAGAGAAGTGGCAAGGGCAATCTATGATCCACTGGAAAAGGAAACAGGCAGACGTGGCGATCCTGTTATACAACCAATATAGAAAGGAGTAGGTGGCAATGATAAAAATAGATGGAATAAAAATTCCTACTCCTAGCGATTATATGGTAGGGATTATGGATTTATCCAAAGCCGAAAGAAACGCGAGGGGTACACTTATAATTGAAAGAATAGCTACTAAAAGAAAGATAGAATTGTCATGGAACTATTTAGACAAAGAAGATTTAAGTAGATTGTTAAAATTAGTATCCCCTGTATTTTTTAAAGTAGAATATATAGATCCACAAGAAAATGCCTGGAAGAGTGGAACATTTTATGTAGGAGATAGACATGTAGGAGCACTGGATTATAGAAATGGAAACATCAGATATAAGGATATTAAATTCAACATCATAGAAAGGTAGGTGCAAATATGATTAAAGTAAGCAAAAACTTCAAAGAAGCCGTCTATGCACCTACAAGAAAAACCACAGCCAAGGTATCCTTTGAAATCCTAGACAATGAAGCTTATAACGATAATACTCCGATAGTAACAAGTGAAGCCCCTATAAGCAGAATAAACCAATTGACTAACAAAAAAAGAAACATGAACCATAAATATGCTACTTTTGAGCGAGATTATTTTAAGCTTGACGGTAGCTTTTATATTCCCCCAAAACCTAATGAAGGAGATAGTGAGTTAGGCTGGTGGAGTGGTGATATATGTGATGAAAATGGAATATTCACACCAGAACAAGTACTGGAACTTAATTTCACAGAGGAGCACAATTCTATGGGTATTACCATTACTTTTGATACTATGACTAACGAATACGCCAAGGATTTTGATGTTGAAGTCTATAAGTTAGACAATACTCTTATCTATACTGAACATGTGGTAAATAATGATAAACTTACCTATGTTATGGTTCATGGATTAGATAGCTACGGAAAGATAAAAATCATTACAAAAAAATGGGCTAAACCTTTCAGGAGAGCTAGAATAGTAGAAATAGACTTTGGGGTGTTTCAAGAATATAATGACGAAAAACTTATAAAACTTAACATTATCGAAGAGATGAATATAATATCTGATAAAATTCCTTCAAATGAAATTAGATTTACTATAGATAACTCTAATAAAGAATTTAATATCCTTAATCCAGATGGGTTTTATAGATTTTTAAAAGAGGCACAGGAAGTAAAAGCCCAAATAGGTTTAGAAGTAGATAAAAATGAATTTGAATTTGTTCCTATGGGAAAATTTTATTTAACTGATTGGCAATCAGACGAAGGTGCATTGACTACTACATTTATAGCAAGGGATATATTTGAATTATTAGAAGGAAAGGAATATATAAGCATTAAAGACACTAATTTATACAATTTAGCAGAGGATATAATGATTAAAGCAAGTGTTAAAGACTATCATATAGATGAAAAACTAAAAAATATATCTACTAGTGGATTTAAAGAAAAATTAAATTGCAGAAAAGCACTTCAATATTTAGGTATAGCTGGTATGGCTGCAATATACCAAGATAGGTATGGAGTAGTTAGAATAGAGCAATTTAAAACCCTTGATGAGAGTACAAGTTATATATATTTTGCTGGTCCTAATATGTATACAGGTATGATATATCCAATGGCAGATGAAGGGTATGACATGAAAAATATAACCTTTGATAATGTATATAAAGAACCTCAAATTAAGTTAGACAAGCTACTATATTCTTTAATTATGGTGATACATGATGGAGAAACAAAGGAAGAAATAACTTTCTACAATAAAGGGGTTAAAGATGGGGTATCTTATAAAATTGACAACCCTCTCATAAATACTATTAAACATGCTCAAGAAGTAGCAGAATGGATAATAGAAGAATATAATCTGAGGGCTATATATGATATTAATTGGAGACAAAACCCCGCTCTTGAGTGTGGAGATATAGTACTTGTTGAAGACAGTTTTAATGCAAAAAAACAATCCAGGATAATTAAGCAAGAGTTCGAATATGCAGGATACCTTTCAGGCAGAACAGAGACTAAAGGTGGTGTGTAGACATGTCATGGCAAGAACCTAAGACTAGTTGGAATAGTGAAGATTACTATAATTTTGAAGACTTAAATAGGGTAGAAAATAACACTAAAATTGTAGCAGGGTTAGTAAAGTTATTTGACAGAATTCCCGATTTGGAAACAAATACAAATAGAGACATGAGTAGTATTGAATTTGCAGAAAGTTTAAATAGGATAGAAAATAATATAAAAATATTAGGAGAAAGAAGGATATTACCTGGGTGGATTTCTCCTAAGATGGATTGGGAATATAATCAAAGGTTTAGTTATGTAGATGCTAATAGATTGGAAAAGAACTTGAAATTACTATATGAATATTACAAAGGGAATTCAGAGTTATTCAAATACTGCGGAGCTTATACATGCGGAGAGGAAGTAATATAAATGGCATATGAAAAAACAGTATGGAAGAATAGAGAGGTCGAGAAACCTCGAACATTTACAAAAATTGATAATCCTGATGGTACAATTACACTGACACCAGCAGAGGGAAACATAATTGAGCCTGGAACACCCATTATTGCGTCAAATATGAATAAAATTGAAGATGAAATAGAATTACTTGATACTCACCCATCATC